CTTATATCACAGATATTAAACCAAGATTAATTACTCACTAAAGAGGTATAAAATGGAACAAGAGAACAATACAGACATACCGGCTAAGGAAACAGCCGAAAATAACCCTGGCACACAAGCCGGTAAAAATAATGATGCTAAAATCCCTACGCCACGCTTTAATGAAGTTGTGTCAGAACGTAATGTACTGCGTGAGCAAGTAGCTGAACTCAAAGACAAATTCTCCAAGGTAGAAGCAGACCAGAAAAAGGCACACGAAACAGGGCTGAAGGAAAAAGAGGAGTACAAAATTTTGTATGAGGAGCAAGGCACCGAGCTTGACAAGTATAAGACTAAAGCCGAGGCATGGGATACTTATGAGGCAGACCGCCGCAAAGCGTTAATAGGAAAGCTACCAGAGAACCGGCAGGAATTTGGTGCAGATATGAGCCTGGCTAAACTTGAAAAGTTTACAGAGCAGGAGCTAACGGCACCACCTAAAACAAATGCTGGCAGACCTGGTAATGCCTCAGCAGAATATGGCGGCTATAGCTCCCTGGAGGAGTTTGCAATTAAAGACCCCATTGGGTGTGAAAAATACTTGCAGCAAAGCACGCCAGGATATATTAGATAATAATTAATAAGCCCTACCTGAAGGCGGCATAGCCGTAGCTGATAGAGGGCAAAAATTAGGAGCCAATCATGGCAGTAACAGACGTAGGAGTAGCGGCTGGTGGGCTTGGTAAGACAATAGCAGCGGCTATATTACAATTTAACAAGGCTGCAGTATTTCAGAAAATAATCAACATGGTACCATGCGCACCAGGCACTAATGTAGCACAGGTGCCTGTATATAGTAAGATGGCACTAAGTACTGTAACTACAAACGCCACCGGCGCAGAGGAAGCTACAGGAAGCGCAGAAAGTATTACCTCAACAGCTACAAATCTAGAAGTGTTTAGAAACAATGTATATGCACAAGTAACTGATTTAGCTGCGTTTGGTAATTCAGATGCTTTACTTGTAAATGCAGGTAGCATATTAGGTAATACAGTAGCGGCGCATTTTGACGAGGAAGGCGCAACATTGCAGGATACATTTGGCACGGCTGTAGGCGGTGCTGCTATCTCTATGCACATGGGTCTTATATTTGATGCCGTAGCTGGATTAGAGGGTGATGATGCACCCAGGGGCTACTCTGCTGTACTTCACCCGTTACAGTTGTGGGGTAGTTTTGGCCTTACTAATGAGCTTGCTAATACAGCGGTGCTGCAGGCAAATGCTGCGCTATCCCAAAGCCCGGGCGTAGGTGAGTCATTTAGGGCTGCTGGCTTTGCTACTACTGTAGGCGGTGTAGATATATATACCTCCTCGCAGGTAGTATCGATATCTGACCAGCATAAGGGCGGTATATTTGCCAAGACTGCTATCTCTTGTGCTTATATAGACCAGGGCGCTGGCAATTTCATCCAAATAGAAACAGACCGTAACGCACCGGCAGCCTCTACTGAGGTAGTAGCTAATGGCTACTTTAATCTGGCGGTAACTGTAAATGCACATGGCAGAGAAGTACATACTGAGACTTCCACCTAATAGCTATAACCGGAATGTATAGGGAGGGGTGACCCTCCCTATACTTATTAGTATGGCAGAGATACATATAAAAAAGTCAAAAGAGCTAAAGAACATTGGCGGGCATAAGCCTTTCGGTATTGACTTAGACCCTGATAATGACCTGTGCCTTGCAAAAGATAAAGACGCCGGCCAGTTAGCATATTATAAAGGTAAGCCCATGAAATATTTAGATTATTGGGGCGAAATATGCACAAGGGGAGAAAAAAATAAAAAAGGCAAAAATTTAAATCTAAGTACCTTTGCTGGATACGGCAGTGGTACATTAAAAAAACCATACAGGGAGATAGATAAAAATGGCAGCTAAAAAAGATAATAAAAAGGCTACTGTATATAAATATGAGATTATGCTAAAAGATGGTAACATTATATATAGGGATAACCTGGACGAAGACGCTATTAAATCGTATGAAGGCAGAGGCCATAAAGTTAAAAAGGTAGGGGCATAAGATGGCTATAATTTCTAAGAGCTGGATACATGACCGCAGCAAAATGGAAGGCGCCAGCGGTGACGGTGACGGTATACTGCCAGAGGATGTACAAGATTATATAACTGCTAACGGCGGGACTATAGACGCCACCTCAAATATGAGTATATCTATGTGTCCTATAGACGGCAATAGGGTGCTAACTCTATTGGTTATGGATAATGCCTAAATGCCCTTTAAGAGCTTAAAAGAAAGTCTAAAACTAAATGAGGGCTTTAAAGCTACTGTATATAAAGACCACCTGGGATATGATACTATAGGCTACGGCTTTGCTATAAAAGACCTTGTATTAGATGAGGATATAGCAGGATTAATATTAGAGCGTGATATATTTAGGCGCTATATGCAGCTTAATAGTAACTTCGATTGGTTTTCAAGTCAGCCGGATAATGTGCGTGATGTCTGCGTGGAAATGGTCTACCAGCTGGGCTTTAGTGGCTTTTGTAAGTTTAAAAAAACTATACAGTATTTAATAGAGGGTGATTATGGCGGTGCGAGTATGGAAATGCTAAATAGCAAATGGGCGCTACAAACGCCAGCAAGAGCCAAAAAACTTAGCCAGAGTATTAAAAATGGTGCATAATGGAAATATTACAAATTGTGGAAACCTTGGGCGTGCCTGTGGCTGTAGCGTTTGGTATGGGATACGCCGCTATGTTTTTGGTCAGGTTTATTACAGACAAGCTGGTAGAAAAATTAGATACTAACCATGAGATAATCCACGGCATAATAGTTAAATTAATTGATAGTAACCGCCAGGCCAAGGATGAGATAAAAGAGCTTAAAAGCGCACAGAGAACCATGATAACTATAATACAGAAATTAACAGGCAACGGGCTAAGCAAGTATATAAAGGAGAAAAATGAATAAGCTATTAACCGCTATAATATATATAGCTAATAAGATGGCCATGCCGTTAGCAATAAAGTGGCTAAAAGAAAATGAGGATGCACTTGCTAAAAAGTTTGCAGACAGTAATGATATACCACTTATAGGCGAGAAGGCTGAAAAACAGCTTGCAGCTGGTGTGATAGCCGCAGTGGTAGAGTTGCTGGAAGGTAAAAAAGCGTAGTGCTTGCTACCCTGCTTAAAAAGCTGGTGCCTCTGGTGCTTGCTGAGGTGCTGGAGTTTATTAGCCCTCTGCGTGCTTATGCTGAGGAGGAGAATGAGCTTGATGTGGCGGTACACAAATTAAATGCTATAACTAAAAGCCATGAGGAGCGGCTGAGTAAACTGGAGGCTGTAAAAAGTGCTTAGGCTTGGTGATAATGATACTTTAAATGAAAATTACACGCCAGTAAAAGTAAATGGCGAGACCTTACCCATAGAGCTTAGCCGCACTAAGGTCAGGGTAGATGATATTGTACTTAAAAAGATTAACGAGCTTAGTATAAAAGACTATATTGATAGTATCCCTGGCACTATAGTAGGCTATACTACAGCAGGGATAGATGCTACTGCTGATTCTTATACTTTAACGACTTCAATGGGGGTTACTGATTCAGCCCATAAAGTTAAATTTGTAGCACCGCAGTCAGGCGTTGTGGAAATAATGGCGCAAATATATTTTGATGCCTCCCGCAGGGTGCCGGTTTTAGGTCTGTCAGATAGTGATACTTATACTGCAATAGATTTTCCAAATACAAATGATGTAACCAATGAGCATATACAAGCTATGCCACCATCATCTTCAGGGGATAGTATGCTGCGACCTTATTGGATTGTTACTGGACTTACAGCGGGGACTGTTTACGAATGGTGGCTTGGAGCAAAGACGGGTTTAGGGCTTGGTGGTGTATTGCGGTGGGGGGGAACGGCAACGAACCAATACCCTCCATTTATTATGAAAGCCACAGCGTTGCGGGCAGCCGTAGCAGATTATGCGGTATATGGATAATAAAGCATAATGAGTTTAGTAGATAGAAAATATAATGCATATTATAAAAAGCTATGGTACATAGACCAGGCTACTAATACCGGCGTAGATACTACCATAAGGGACTTAAAAACTGGCGACGGTGCCAGCGGTGTTATGGGTATGTCTAAAGATGCTATATTATTGCAGCCTAAAAATTCAGATAGTACCACTATGGCTGAATTTAAGACTAAGAGCGGTACAGTGTTTGGGAGAGTAGATAGCACCAATAAGAAGGTAATGCTGGGTGAAAGCCTTGTAGCTGCTAATACGCAGTATGCTTATTTCGGTGCCTGTAACAGTGATACGGCTGGGTTTTCTGCGGGGAACCATTACGCTTTACCCTTTGGTACTAACTTTGTAGGTAGCTATTTATCTTTTGGTACTGGTACTGACCCAGACACAAGCGTAACAATTACCACCAATGCGCACCTAATAACGCCCATGCTGTGGTATATACCTGATAATATTACTATAAGCTCTGTTAGCTGGTTAAATGCTGCTGATACTGCTACCGGCGATACTTGCAGGGCACACCTGGTAAGCTACGATATAGATAAAACCAATACCAGTACAGGCGGTGATTTATCGGCAGGAGTTGTAATAGCTGACGGCAGTGATATAGTAAATGCCGGCTATGAGGCACAGTATTGGCAGGATATGACAGTACAAAGCGCTAATGTGGACGCAGGTAAAGTATGCGCCTTTTGTTTTAGGTCAGACACGGTAAACTCGGATTATTCCATAACAGCAACCATTAAATATTATATAAGGTAGGATTATGCCACAATTAAACGCTGCATTAAACATAATAGCTGGTAAAAAGACTTATAATTTTTTAAGGAGCCAGAATTATACAGAATTATTTAGCGTAGAGCAAACGGTAGATAATAGTGATGCTTTTATAAAACTGGCCGGCTTTGGTGGTAGCAAGGCAGCACAAAGCCTGGAGGAAGCAGATTATATTTGTATGTATAATGTAAGCGATACCGCTGCAGAAATATCACTACAGCTACGACCCTGGACGGCTGGCTCACCTGATACTTATAGCACAAGCTCAGAATATGTGGGCACACTGCTACGCCCTGGTGAATATTTAGTATTACCTAACCACGCATTAATCCATTATAGCACTAATACCGCAGCAGCTAAAGGCACCGAGGTAGATGATAAACTCTGGACTGCTGTAAATAGTTCTAATATGTATAGTGCAGAAATAACTACGACAGACGGCTCTACAGGTACCGGTACCAGCTTTAGTGTGGTAGATGGTAAAAAGATTAAAGTAGGTGATATACTACAGATTTTAACAGCGAGCCAGGAATATGTAAGGGTGAGCGCAATTAGTGATACGGCGGCAGACGGGGATTATACGCCGGCTACTGCAACAGTAGAGCGTGGGTTATTTGGAGGGGTAGCGGCTACTAACCATAGCACAGGCTCCACTATAAGGCTCCCTATGTGGAACCAAAACGCACATCAATATAATAAGTATAGCGTAGTGCAGACAGACAGCACAGGTAATTATTTATGTACTAACCTCTGGGGTGATGAAGGTCGCACAGGTGGCGGTACAGATAATAGTAGTGGTGCAGATGGCTGGGTGCCTTCAAGTATAGCTATAAAGTGGTACCAGCCTGGTTACCAGGAGTTTGGCCTTGCAGGACTGACCGCTAATACTAAGGTCGGTCTTACCGCCAGCACAGCCTACCAGCTTACGGTTAATTGTGATGCAGCAGGCGCACAAAGTATATCGTTTACCACAGATGCCTCAGACCTTACCCTTGCTGGCAGTAATAATGCGATAATACCAAAGATACAGGCTGCGCTTGATACAGAATATTATACTACAGGTAGTAGTTTAAAAGAAAAGAAAGTTAGCATTGGGCTTGTAGGTGGTGATATAAGGGTAACCTCTGGCCAGCGCCTAAGCACCTCCGCAATATCTCTTGGTGATAGTGGTGGTGGTGATACTGACCTGTGGGGTGTAGGCCGGATACCGGCTGTGGGTAGTATAGAGACAGCGGTGGCCGCCAGGCTGCCTAACGATACTAACATTATGGACGGCTTAGCTATACCTAACCTGGATGCTTTTACTTTTGATAATGGCTATGGCGTCCTCTATGGCGTGGGTAGTGGCACTATTGATTATAACAGTGGAAGTATTAAAATAAAGGGTGCATACCCAGACGCAGAATTCAGCATAAGTGGAGTAACAGGCTCAGCTCTTGGCGGCGCAGGCACTATAGCGAGTACGTCATTAAGGGCTATAATCGCTATAAGAGTCAGGAGCACCAGCCCTATTAAAAACAGTACAGTACAAATATTGGCATTTAACTAATGGCTCTTACTACCTTTAGCTACGCAGACCAGGCAGACCTTAGAAATTATTTTAACCGTATGGGTGATTACGATACCAAGATACAGCTCTATGATTTTAGTACAGCATTTAATTTACACACTGCCTATAATACAGGCTATATATCTATGTTATATGTTAATGGTAGCGAAAACACTAAAACGGGAGTAACACCAAACGCTAATGGAGAGTGGCGCTATGTGGCTGGTACAGATTCAGTTGAGTATTTTAATGATGGCTATACAAGCAGCACAATTAACGACCAGATAATAGAGGGTGGCCGTGATTTTGCTGATTATATAGACCAGCAGCTTGTAAATGCCAGTCTGGAGCTACACAATTTATTAGATGCACGCTACCCAGCACCGCTGCCAAAGGTTATGCAAACAGCAAATAGTGCAGCCAGCGGCGTTACCCCTGAATATGACCCTATAATAATTAGAATGACCTGTTACCTTGCAGCAGCCACCCTTATACAGAGCAAAAACCCACTGGATGAGGCGGCTGCAGCTTATTATGATAAAGTAACAAATAATGAAGGCACAGGTATAGCAGATAAGCTAAATGCAGGCAGTATGAAATTTAGTTGGGAAGTAGATAATGCAGATAAGAGTGGCACTATAGCCGAAATTACCAGAGCTGGCAGTATGTATTTGGTAGAAAGTGCCGGCGATTGGGCTGGTGCAGCGCATGACATTGTACGCCTTACCTGTACAACGGGTGGGGTATATGGTACCGCAGTGATAAAGGCTGAATATTATGGTAGTGATAAATTATATGGTACCGAAAAAACAGGTATAATAGTAACCGGCGGGCTTATGAGTATTATTAATGGCTTAAAAGTACGTTTTCAGGGTAACAGTATGACAAGCTCGGATGTTTGGGAAGTAACATTAAAAAATGCAGGTAGGCAAATTACTAATGCGGCTGTAGATAGTATAGAAATGGTAAGAGCGTAGTGTGGTTACATATACTAATAACTTTAAAAATATATTGGATAAAATAACAAACGTGCTACGAAGTGAGTTTAAGGTTAAAGTGGTAAAAGGCCTGGAGGTGCCAGGAAATACTAACTGTATTAGGATAGTGCCACAGGGTTCTGATTTGCTTGAATATAATGCACATAGTGAGACCAGGCAGTATAATATAAGTATACAATATTTATTTTATGAGCAGGAGCGTGGTGAGCGGTTTATAGCATATATGACCCAGCAGGTAAGCCACCTTGAAGCGCTTATACATGATAATATAAATATGACGCTATCAGACAGTACGGTGGCTATAGATAGTAGGGTAGGCAGCCTGGAACTTGATGCAGATATTGAGGATGTAGACGATTATTATGTAGCCGCCTGGGATTTTAGCACAATACACACTGGCAATTATAATTAGGGGATAATATGAAAGTAAGAGGTAAAATTAATGTATTAAATAGGCTTAGCTGGGCGGGTGTACCATGTACCCCTGCACAGTTTACCCTATTAAAGCAGGGCAAAGCCGTAGATTTAAAAGATGAAGTGGCTAAAGATATGCTGGAGCTCGGTATAGTAGAAGAAAATAAAACTAAAAAAGGGAGTAAATAATAATGGCCATAAGTAAAACGATACTGGCGGCTAATGCGCCTTTAGTGGGTATAAAAGGTGAGACAGCCTACGGGGAAGGTATTGACTCGGCCGGTGCAGACGGCACGGCATACAGACAGTTACCTTTATTGCAGGCTACAAAGCCAAATTTTAATACTCAAAGAGTGGATAGATTATTAAGTGGCCGTGGTAGTATAGAAAATGCAGCAGACAGTTACAATACTGGCAAGGGTGGTACGGTAACCATGCCCTTTGACTTCTGGGCTACACCTAAGTTGCTTGCGCAGTTTATGGCACTTGTAGGCCAGGAGCATAGCGAAACTGGCGCCTATATCCATCAGACTGAGTTTGATAGTGCAAGTAATGCCCAGGCTATAGGAGGTACTGTAACTGCCAATCTACCTTCTACGGTAAACCTGGCCTATAGGACAGGTACCGCCGCAGAAGCTATAAGGGTAACCGGTGCCATGGTTAGCGACCTTACCCTTACGCTTGACGCAGGTGCTAATAATGGGCTTATGAGCCTCAGCGGAAATTTTTTCTCTGGGCACGCTAATCCTTTAGCAACAGGCACGGCGCTGGAGGAGACACAGGACGGCACCTGGACAAAACCAGATTGGGGTACATATTATAGTATACACGACATAACTACTAAGCAGCTTGAGGTAGAGGCCGGTGGCCTTTTAGATATGGTATTTAAAAGCCTCACGCTTACTATTACTAATAATGTGGTAAGGGTCGGGCAAAATAGTAACGGTGATGCAGAAGGGCTACATATACCGAACTTTGACATAACAGGCACGCTGGTTGTAAAATATGATGCTAATTTTGATTATGCGGCTGGCACTAATATACTGCAGGACTTCTTAGACTATAAAACTGTTAGTTTAAGCCTGCTCTGGGGTGATGGCACCGTAGGCACGGCAGGAGAGATGAATATAACCGCAGAGATACAGTATACAGGTGACCCCTCTCAGGATATTAGCGAGACTGGTATATTTCATAGCCTACCTTTTAAGTGTAAGCAAAATGCCAGCACTGAGGCGCTTAAAGTAATATTATTTAATGGCGAAAGTCAGACAGCATGGTAAAAATATGAAGGCCAGACAGCATAGTAAGGCCATAATACCTGAAGCAAATGCCAGTAGTGTATTAATAAAGCAGGAGAAAAAAGACGGCAAAGAACTATTTAAGCCGTTTAAAATAGACCTGCAGGTGCTAACGGGTGAAGAAGGCTTAGCGTTGCGCTGCAAGATAAATGATAATATGTTTGCCTCGGCAGCCAGCGGGGGCATTCCCGATTTTAGCTACTGGGTGGATGTGGTACGCAGCGGCACATACCTTACAGATGAGCAGATACAAGCATATAGCACTGATGAAATAATGGCTATAGCTGAGAGAATAGTAGAGGATTTGAATAAAAAAAAATAGATGATGCGCTGCTTAGGTATAATGTATGGATTAGCTATTATGGATGCAATAGGCCATTAAAACCACGTAAATACCCCTACACGGCACAAAGCCCATTCAGGCGCATAAACATCCTATATAGTAGTGATATGGACGTATATGAGGAAATTATGTTATTATATGATGAGGCTAAAGAAAAAGGCGCCGGAATTGGTGAGGCATTGTATATCCAGGTGCCATTATTTGCAGATGCTATAAACCTGGTACAAAGTGATATACAGTTACGAATAAAAGCGTATAATTACTGTAAGACATTTAGCACCCCGCCCTACCCTTCCCTACAAGACACACCACTAACCTACATAGACGATTTTACTA